AAAGCAAACACAATCTTGATGTTAAAGGCGAAATTGAAAAATTAAAGGAAGCTATTGATTATTCTAAATTTGCGTTGTATGAAAGCTCTTGGACAGAAAGACAATTATTTGAGTGGTGGTGTAGAACTATGGGTGGTTGCGTTGAGGATAAATCTCTTAGAGATACCATTAAAGACACAATCGAATATTGGAAAGAGGAATTAACATATCAAAAATCTTCAATAGTTAATCAGGAGTGGAGTTTATGAAAGTAGAAATAATTACCAAGAAAGGAAACTACAACAAGTCTGTTAAAGGTGGTAAAGAATATATGGGCGTAAGTTATTTTGGAAAAAGTTATGGTGGAGGAAGTCCTTGCGACAATCCTAAAGAAGTTGAGGAAGCAATCAAACACGCAATTAAAGTTATTAAAAGCAATGGCGATATTCCAATAGTCAATAAAACTAAACAAACTCAGCTATTTACTGGAAATTACACATAATCAAAAGGTTTATATATGAGTAAATATATATATATATATGATAAGTAAAGGTGAAACACAAGTTGAAACAGCCCAAAGTGGTATGTCAACAAAAAGGCGAAGACGAAGTATAAGTTCAAGAGAACATATGAGAAAAAGTCAACTGTCTTTAACTAAAGAACAACTGAAAGACAACGGAATGACTAAATGTCAAACTTGTGGAGATGTTCGGTATCTTCATTTAAGAGATACTTGTCCAAACAGTTGCGAGGTAAAAAAATGAATCACTACAAAGTAAAATTGATTTCCGTAGCAGTTGTAGAAGCAAAATCTCCAGAAGAAGCATATAGAATTGCTAAAAAAGGAGAATATACAAATGGTGAAGAAGTTGGTTTCGAGTTCGTAGATGAACCTACAGTAAAAAGAATCTACAAAATCACTCAGGAAGGTTTAGAATGAAAACGTGGAAATGTAAATTATGTAACAAAGCAAGTAAAGGCTATGGACATAACGGACAACCTTTAGTAAATGGTCAAGTCTGTGATAAATGTAATACTCCAGTAATAATGAGTAGAATTGGAATAATGAGGACTAAATGAAAAAGGCAAATGTGATTAAAGTAACAGACAATATGATTAAACATACTGTTTGGAAATTATACCAACAAGGTGAAATTTCAGAAGAAGATTACAATAAATGCGAAATGCGATGGAAAGGAGCTTTGAAATGAAACTAACATTAAGAGAACAAGTCAATGTTTTGTTTGAAAGCTATCTACACGAGGAACACAATGACACAATATATACAAAAGACGATATGGATTTAGCAGTTCAAGATGAAAATTTCCAAAAACTATTTTTGGAATTTGTGGAGGAAAACCTATGTTAACTACAGATATAAGCAGAATGTGCTTCAGAGAACAACAAGAAGCAAGTAAGCTATTATTGAACTATAGACACATCTACGACCAAACAGACGGTAAAGTAACCTTACAAATGAATGAAAACAGCGGATATGTTTTCCTAAGCGATGAAGAACATAATGTATGGATGATGAACGGTAACAGAATAGAAAAATGGTATTCTTGTCCAGGTTGTAGACATGAAGGATTTAAAGAAGAAATGGAACATGACCCTAACAACGCAGAATGTGAATCATTTCTTTTCGACTTGGGATTAATAACTGAAGAAGATAAATATGAGGTGGAAGAATGACTAAAAGAAATTGGACAAAAACTTGGAATAGTTATTTGGCTACCGCGTACGCAGAAGGTTTCTGTGAAGGCGAGAATGCGACTGAAGAAGAAAGGATTGAAGCGTTCCAATGGTTAATTGACAATAAAATGGCGTGGAATCTACAAGGTTGGTTTGGTAGAACAGCTACTAAATTAATTGAAGCAGGTTTATGTAAACCGAAAGAAGTGGTGAAAGAATGAATAGGCACTATATAGAATACTTAGACCAAAAACAGAAACGAGAAAAACAACTACTCTGTGAAATATTAGAAAGCTTTGAAGCACATAAACAAAGAACACTCAAAGATTTAGCAATATTAAAAACAAATTTGGAGGTGAAACAAAAATGAATACAGCACTAAAATGTCCAAAAGGTCGAGAACATAAAGTAAAGGCACTATACGCAAGTCCAGATAGTCATGGTTGGAAAAAAGTAGATAATCATTATTATTGTTATGATTGTAAAAAAGCATACAAGATAATGTGGGAGAATATATGAAAAGAGAATTAAGAACAATAGAAGAACAATGTCAGGGAAATTGCCCTCATTGTAATAGTGATGACTTAGACTATCAAGGAATAGAAGTTGATGGAGATTATTGTTGGTATCCATTTACTTGTAATGTCTGTAAAGCAGTTGGAAGTGAAGATTACATTATTAAATATAATACAACTGAAGTAGATGTTGAGCTTGAAGTAGATGGAGATAATATCCGATGCGATTTAGGAGAATTGTGTGAATATTGTAAAATGGAGTTTGGAAGATGAAAGGAAAAGAATTTACAAAAGAGGAAATGGAAAAATTAAAAGATAAAGAAAAAGGGTTTCCGGTAAAACAGAAATGGTATAAACATAAAGATAAAGAAGTTTATAAATATCAATTAAGTGTTTTGAACGGAGATTTTGATAGTTATAAGGAGTTTGAACAATGAAAGAAATTAAAACCGAATTACCTCGAATAAAACTGATTCGTGGACAACGTGGAAGCTACGGTTGGGAAATATCCGTTCCTGATGAAGATTTAAATTCAGCAATAATCAAAGTAAAATCTATTGATGAAAAGCTACAAAAAAAATTTACAAGGAGTGAACAATGAATTACTACGATAAATTTACTGAACCAAAAATCGAAGCTAATACACAAAAAAGAATTTACTGGAATAAATATCTTGGACAAAGTTTAGATTCATTTATCAAAAATTGCTTTGAAAAAGAATATCCAGAAGGTAAAGTTTACGCATTAATTGCTAAAGAACATAAAAAAGAATTAGATTTAAATGAACGTTCAGATTGGTCAGATTTATTAAAATCCAATATCGGAAGCACTTATTCAAGACTTAATTATAGAGATGTATCTGTAAAGGATAACAATTCTTTAGCAATAAAAAAGATTAATGAATTAATGAAATCGATGCCAAAAACTGAAGGGCAATATTTATATAACTTGGAGGTTTTAAAGGAATTATTAAGATGAAACTATTAAATAAATTATTGAATATTAAAAATAAACTTGATAATTACGATTCACTAAAAGAACAATTAACTGAATCTAAAGATAAACTACCTAATGAATTGATATATAATCTTGAATTAGCAGTAGAAAAAAGACAACATAAGTTAACAGAATTACAAAATAAATATGATAAGATAATACAACAACAGAAAGACCTACCTGAAATAATTTGTAAAAATTGTAGAGCCAAATATCAACAATGGATTAAATCTAATGTAAAATCTAATGAACTTTGTAGTAATATATTTTGTGAAAAACGAGGACAAGATATTTACATTTCAGAGGTGAAAAAATGAATGTAATTAAAGATTTCCCACATATATTCATGCGTACAGCACCATATTTAGTTTTAAATTGTTTAGATAAACTATTAGAAAGACCAAATGGAACTATGTCAAAGAAACGAAAAATGAACCAAAGGTTTTATTGGTATGGCAGTAGAATATCCAAAGAAACAGGAGTTACATATTCTCATACACATCATTTATTACAACAAATGGTAAATACAGGATTAGTAAGGTCTAAAAAAGTAGGTAGAATAACGGCTTACGAGCTTACAAATAAAGGTCAATTATCTTTATATATGATGAATAATATATTAAATTTACATAAAGATAATGGAGTAGTAAACAATCATGATGACAACGGAAACAAGTCAAATAGAAACTGTGTCTAAAGTAGTAGCACAAGTTTACAGAAACGAGAACCACCCAAAAGGGGTAATACAAACGATAGATGGAGAAAGATTCTCTGATTATGATGGTAGCAAAATACCTGATAGTATAAGAGCAGAATCTGAAGTAGACATTACTTACAAACAAAATGGGAAATACAAAAATATAGTAAGTGTTTCTTTAAATCCAAACAAAAATGTAATTGAAGTTAAAACTTTTGATTTACAAAATGAATGCCAAGTTTACGCAGAAATATATCATAAATTAGTAAGTTTGGATATTCCAAAAGAATTAGCAAATACTTCTGCTTCAACCATTTACATACAAAGGAGTAGAAAATTATAATGGCAAAACAAAAAAATAACTTTTATAATAACTTAGAAGATTATAACAAAATCTTATGGGGAGTAGTTAAATTACTTGGACTATCTTCATTAGTAATAATATTAATCGCATTTCTAATTGGTGTAGTTATAGGAGTAATCGGATAGGGCGGTTAAACCGTCCATTTTTTTTATGGCTCAATTTTACATAGAAGAAGGAAAAAGAATAGCAAAATTTGAAGATAATAAATTCATTTTACTCGCAAATGTATCAGAAATAAATAAAGAACATAACGGCTATCCAATAAATGAAATAATTTTAACTCTGTTAAAACATAAAGATTTTGAATTAATTACCATACAAGAACAAACACAAGGTGGCAAAAATATATTCAAAGCAAGAGTAAATGATTATTTATCAGGAGCAATTTTAAGAACAAAACAATATCCAAGACACAAAGTAATTCCTAAATCAGAGTTAGATTGGCGAGAGATGTTTTACTAAAACACTATTTTTATCAAAAACGCTATAGGGAGAACCAAAAGCTTTATATATGAATAGATATATAGATATATATGGTGGGGTGAAAGATACTTCAGGTCAGGTACCTGAAGCAAACAGAAGAGAAAAGGGCTGTACAACCTTTTTCGGACCCGTGAATAAAGAACCATTTAAATGTTTAAACCTTTGTTCACAGAGGCAGAGTGTAAAAACTCTACCTCTCCATATTTTACTTATTGATAATTCTTACTTGTTCACTAAATACTACAATCACATATAAAGAATTATTTAAATATAGCTATATGGAACGCATCAAGGACGAAGCAACAATTTCAAAGATTTCGGAAGGAAAATATAGCTCACGGATTTTAGTAGAGGAGCATTTAAACGCAGAAGATATGGTAAAGGTTAAAGAATCACTTAACAATGCTATAAAAAATATCGACCAACAAATAAAACAAGCAAAAGACCAAGTAAAACAAATAAAAGAACAAGTACCAGCTTTAAAGAGAAAACAAGAAGAATTTAGAGCAAGACTAAAAAAGGCATCTCATTTATTTGAAGAAGCAACTAAGTTAGCACCACCAAAGGAAGAAACTGATGGAAACGAGAAGGCGTAAAGTTCAAAGAATGATTTACATTAGTACAGATACTGATGAATTTCTAAATAGAACTAACGCATCGGCTTTAATTGAAAAATTAGTAAAGGAACATATTGGAAAAAATAGATAATGAAAGTTTCCAAAACATTTACTTGGGATATGGCACACAGATTAACTTTTCATAAAGGCAAGTGCTTTAATTTACATGGACATACTTATTCAGCAACATTTTATTTTGAAAACGAACCAGATGAAAACGGTATAGTTATTGATTACTACGATATTAAAAAAGAAGTGGCACCACTTATTGAAGAACTTGACCACTCCTTTATGATTTATACTAAAGACAAATTATTACCTTTAGTAAAAGATAAAGGTCTAAAAATTATTGAATGTGGTTTTGAAACAACAGCAGAAAATATAGCAATATATTTTTACAAACAACTAAAAGATAAATTACCAATAACGGAGGTAATCGTTAGGGAAACTCCAAACACTAACGCAATTTATAATGAACATTAGTGAAATATTTTACAGCATTCAAGGAGAAGGAAAATTTGTAGGAACTCCAAGCACTTTCATAAGAACAAGTGGATGTAATTTACGCTGTGATTGGTGCGATACTCCTTATACGAGTTGGGAACCAGAAGTAAATAGAACTGGAATAAAAGAAATAATATCAAAAGTTTCAGAAGTAACTTCAGATAACGCATCACATATTGTTATCACAGGAGGAGAACCATTTATACAACCAGATTTGGGAGATTTAGTTAAAGAATTACATAAAGATGATTATTTTGTTACAATAGAAACAAACGGTACAATTTTCAAAGATGTCGGAGCAGATTTATATTCAATCTCACCTAAACTTGAAAATTCTATTCCTCTTAATCATGAAAGAGAAAGAAAAATACATGAATCAAATAGAGATAAAGGATTTGAAAGTCTATACAAATTTCCAAAAGATAAATCAATATTCAAATATGTAATTCAATCAGAAAAAGATTTAGAAGAAGTTGAAACTCAAATTGATTTATTACAATTAGAACCAAGTCAAATTTATTTAATGCCTGAAGGAAGAACTAAAGATGAAGTTAATTCAAGAACTCATGAACTAATAGATTTATGTAAAGACAGAGGATTTAATTTTTCACCAAGATTACATATAGACATATGGGGAGATAAAAGAGGAGTATGAAAGAATACATAAATTGGAAACAAATAAATGAATATGTAGGAGATTTAGTAACAAAAATAGACCAAAAAAATTACAAAAATATTTTTGGTATTCCAAGAGGAGGATTAATTCCTGCTGTGATGCTATCTTATGAATTAGAAATACCTTTAATTAATCGTATAAATGACATAACAGACAAAACATTAATTGTAGATGATATAAGTGATACAGGAAATACTTTAATCTCTTTAATCAAAAAATTAGATTTCAAACCAGATATAGCAACAATACATTATCATAATAATACAAAAGTAGTACCTAATTATACTTTAATAGAAAAAACAGATAATTGGATAGTATATCCTTGGGAAGCAAAAGCAAAAGGAAAGGAGGTAGTAGATGGAACTTTTCGATTCTTCTAAGTCTGGAGGTAGTAGATGGAACTTTTAATTCCTGATAAATTTTTCAATAAAGAAGAATTAACAAATACACCTAAACGCTATAAGAAATTCTTAAAAGAATGGTTAGAGGAAAGCAATAACTTCAAATTCACTACTTTTGATAAACCTCAAAACTTAGACCAAATGATAATAGTAAAAGATATTTCTTTTTATTCAATGTGTTCTCATCACTTATTACCTTTTGTAGGTAAATGCCATATTGCTTATTTACCTGGAGATAAAATAGCAGGATTAAGCAAATTTCCGAGAGTAGTAGATAAGTATGCTCACAGACCTCAATTACAAGAAAGATTAACTCAACAAATAGCAGACTATCTTCAAAAACAACTACAACCATTAGGATTAATGGTAATCATGGAAGCTGAACATATGTGTATGAGTATGAGAGGAATAAAGAAACAAGGAAGTAAAACAGTTACATCAGCAATCAAAGGTATGTTTATACATAATAATATTAAATCAGAATTTATGGAGTTAATAAAATGAAAAGTGTAGTAATTTTAAGTGGAGGAATGGATAGTACAACTTTACTCTACAAAGCAATAGCAGACGGATATGACCCTTATGTTTTATCATTTAACTATGGACAAAGACATAAGAAAGAGCTTGAATATGCCAAGCGTACAACTGAAAAACTTGGACTGAATCATAAAATAGTTGATGTTTCAAGTATAAACGAACTAATACAAGGAAGTGCTTTAACAAGCGATATAGATGTTCCAGAAGGACATTACGCAGACCCTAATATGAAACTAACTGTAGTTCCTAATAGAAATATGATTATGTTATCTTTAGCAATCGCATACGCAATAAGTAAAGGAGCAAAAACAGTATTTTATGGAGCACACGCAGGTGACCATGATATTTATCCAGATTGTAGAAAAGAATTTGTAGACGCAATGAAGCAAGTGGCTAAGCTCTGTGATTACGAACAAATAGATATTCAAGCACCATTTTTAGATATTGATAAAGGAGATATTTTAAAAATAGGTAAAAAATTAGATGTAGATTACTCACTTACTTGGACTTGCTACAAAGGATTAGAAAAAGCTTGTGGTAAATGTGGAAGCTGTGTTGAAAGATTAGAAGGTTTTGAGAATGCGGGGATGGTAGACCCAATTGAATATGAATACAATTAAAAAATCAGAACACATTAAGAAAGATTTGTTTATAGAAATAGGAAAAATAAAACCGTTCTATAATATCTGTAAAGTTTCAAACATAAAAGAAGAAGTAAATATCGAAATAGAATATGTACCTGATAAACTTTTAATTGAATTAGAATCTTATCGTGAATACTTCAAACAAGAGTTTAATGAATACATAGAAAACTTGGCGTTCATAATCCATGAACATATAGAAAATCTAATCAAACCTAAACAGTTAAAAGTCAAAGTATATCTTACTGAAAAAAAATTAACACCGTGGAGTGTAACTATACAATGAAATTGTATTTTGCTACAGGTATGGGACAAACTGAATATTTCAAAAAAATTAAGGTAAAAAATCATTTAATTTCTTTTTTCTATACTAAAAACCTTAAAAAATATTATGAACTATGTGGATACAAACCTGATATTTTTTTAGATAGTGGAGGATATTCAGTAAGGGTTTCAAATAAGAAAATTAATCTAAATACATATCTAATGGAATATATTAAATTCATCAAAGAAAATAATATCAAAACTTACGCTAACTTGGATATGGATACTTATGAAGAAACTATTACGAATCAAAAGATTATGGAGGATTCAGGTTTAAACCCAATTCCAGTATATCACTTTTCAGAATTTAAGGATAAGAAATATAGAGAAGTAATGATTCAGTATTGTAAAAAATATCCTTATGTTGCGATTGGAGGTGTAGCAGGAACTGTAAAAAATTCAAGACATTTACATTTATACTTATCTTACTGCTTCAAAATAGCAAAGAAATATAATACTAAGCTACATGGTTTCGGAATAACAGACCCAAGATTACTCTCCAAATATAATTTTCATAGTGTTGATAGTACTTCATGGCATTCAGGTTCAAGATACGGTTTAATGTATCATTTCAACAATAACAAAATAAAAATAACAAATCTTAAAACAAAATTCACAAGTAAACAATTAGATTTATGGAATCTTGTTCAATGGAACAAATACGCAGAGTATTTGGAGGAAAAAAATGGAATTAAAAGAAATAGAAATAAGTAAAGTAAGGTTCAATCCTTGGAACCCAAATGAAATGGTAGAAAGCCAATTCGCACATTTACAAGAGGAATACAAACGAGTAGGTTATTTACAACCAATATTAGTTAGACCTAAAGATGGAAACTATGAAGTAATAGATGGAGAACATAGATTTAAAGCTTATGAAGACCTAAAACTAAAGAATATTCCTGCTATTATTAAGGAAATGGATGATACTACTGCTAAATTCACTACATTAAATCTTAATAAAATTAAAGGAGAAAATAATCCTATAAAATATGCTGAATTATTATCTGAACTAAAAAAAGAAGTAGATTTGAAAACTATTAGTGAAGTATTAAAATTAAGTGAAGCAGAATTAGAACAATATGATATTTTATTAGATTTACCTGAAGATATAGAACTACCAGAACTTCCTGAAAAAGAATACTTAGCAATTTACAAATTACTTTGTGATAAAGAACAAGAAAAAACATTATTGGAAGGTATGAAATATACTGACATTTTAAACAATGAAAGTTTAGCAATTATGGAAATGATAGAATGGTATGTCCATCATATGAGAATGAAAAAGGATTTAGAATAAAATGGCATTATTTGATTTAAAAAAGAAAAAAAAGAAAAAGAAGAAACAATCAAAGAAAAAGAAAGTTACTACTCAAAAAGTAATCAAACCAAGAAAATTATTAGCTCAAGACCGAAGGAAAAAGATATTAGATATTTATAGAAGTGTTGGACATACTAATATTACTAAGACTGCTTTAGCTAAACAATTAAACATTACAAGAAAGACATTAGCTAAAGATATAGTTGATATAAGTAATGAGATAGCTAAAATTCCAGCTCCAGAAATCAATTTTGAATTTGATGTAATTAAAGAATATATTAATGAACAAGCAAGAACGATTGCCAAAACAAGTAATACTGATGCTACAAGAGTTAGAGCATTAAAATTAATACTTGAAGCAGGTGAAAAATCAATAAAAGTCAGACAGATGTTAGGAATAATAGACCAACCTACTCAAAAACACGAGATACAAGCAAATGACTTTTCAACCTTTTATGATGAATACTTCAGCCAAACTAAAAAGTCTGATAAAAAATAAGAATGTTCACGCATTAACGCTTTTCTTATTTGGGATAGAACTCTCTCCAAAACAAATGGAGATAGTAAAATCTTTAGCATTCCCAGAACATAAACGAACAGTAATTTCTGCTTATACAAGATACGGAAAATCTTACGCAGTAGCAATTGGAGTATGTATTTATATTTTATTTAACAAAAACAAAAAAATTAACTTAATTGCTCCTACTGGTGACCAGACAAATATACTTAGAAATTATATCAGTGAATTTATTGTAGGATGTGAGGTGTTAAGAAGCATACTTGATATTGAAATTACTCGAAAATCAGCAGATAGGTTAAAGAAAGAAGTGTCCAAAAAGCGTATCACTTTTAAGAACGGTAATGAGTTAAGAGTATTCTCTGCTCAAGGTCGAGCAGAACGATTAATGGGTTGGGGTGGAGATTTAATAGTTATGGATGAGAGCTGTTTAATTGACCCAGAAGTATATCGAACAAGAATATCTCGAATGCTTGGAGATAACCCAAATACAATGATTGTGGAAATAGGTAATCCATTTTTCAAAGATAGCCATATGTATGAGCATTGGATTGACCCAAACTGGCATCAAATTCATATTGATTGGGGTATTGGAGTAAATGAAGATAGAATAAAAGAATCATTCATACAAGAACAAAAGAATATTTTAACACCAATGGAATTTCAAGTATTATATAAAGCAGAGTTTCCAGATGATACTGAAGATACTTTAATTAAATATGATTGGATTAAAATCTCAAAAGAAAAGAAATTCAAATTAAAACGCCCAGAAATCATAGCAGGATTAGATGTAGCAGAAATGGGTAAAGATTTAACTGTTCTAACGATTGCTGAAGTAAAAGATAATAAAGTTAAAGTTTTAGAAATACATCATTGGGCAAAACAAGATACAATGACTACTGTAGGAAAAGTAAGTAAATATATAAATAAAAAAATGTTAATCAATGTAGACGCTACAGGAGTTGGTAGAGGAGTATATGACCGATTAGATGAATTAGGATATAACGCAAAAGAAATCAAAGTAGGAAGGTCTGCTATAACTGAAACAGACCGTTTTTTAAATCAAAAAGCAGAGTTCTTTTGGAGTTTAAGAAAAGCATTTGAAGAAAGTAGAATAGATATTCCAAGTAACTCCGAACTAATAAGCCAATTAAATAATATGAAATATGAATTAACAAGTGCCAGTAAGATTAAGATTATAGACCCAACGAATAAATCTCCTGATTTTGCTGATAGCCTTATGTTAATATTTGCTAAGGAGGATAAGTTCGAGCATCATTTCGCAATAGTTGATGTATAAATATTGAACAGGTTTTATATATATGACATCACTAATAATAATACTGTCCACTAATCACCTTCACTTAATACTATGAGTATCATTGGAAACCTAAAGAACTTCTTTAACAATAATGTTCAGAAGTACGCATCAGTAGTTCGGAACTCCTCAGTTGAAACAGATAAACACGCATTAATGAGCACATGGTTTTATGCTCCACAATTAGGACAACCAAGAGGTGGAACGCCTGTAAGTGTAATGCGTCAGTTCGCACAAACACCTCAAGTGGCGATGTGTATTAAAACAATTATAGATGAAATAAGTGGTATTCCTTATTCAATAGTACCAAAACAAGGTTATGATGATAGTTTTAATGAAGACATTAAATTAGAAATTGAAGAATTTTTAAGGTATCCAAATAGGAATGGTGAAAGTTTTGATACAATAATTAAAGCATTATTGAAAGATATTCTTGAAATAGATGCTGGAGTAATAGTTAAAACATTTAGCAATTACAGTAAAGAGAAACAATACTCATTTACAAGTTATGTAGCTAAAGATGGAGAATATCCTACTGTGGATATTATGGCTAAAGCATTAACAACAAAAGCAAAATTAAGTGAAATTTACTGTAGAGATGCTGGAACATTTGTTCTTAATCCAAATGAGTTTGGAATTTTACCAGAAGATAAACCTGCTTACTTTCAATACAGTTGGTTGAATCATTCAGCAAAACCACTTCCTTTCTTTAAACGTGAAATTGTGTATTTCAACTCAACTCCAAGAAGTAACAGTCCTTATGGTTGGAGCCCTATTGAAAGTTTATTTATGGTATTGGAAAGTTTAAATAACGCAGTACGATTTAATAAAAAATCTTTTGAAGAATACGCAATTCCAGATGGAGCATTAAGTGTAATCGGAGCAGACAAAGATAGCTTAGCAAGATTTATTCAACAATGGAAAAACGATGTAAAAGGTAAACCTCACAAATTAGTTATCTTTAACGAAGATATGAAATTTACTCCATTTCACCAAAAGAATAAAGATATGGAATGGTTAGAAGGTCAAAAATATTATCAAAGATTAGTTTGGGCTATGTATGGTGTAACTCCTGATGAGTTAGGATTTACTGAAACATCTAATAGAAGCGTAGGTGAAAGCCAAAGCAGAGTATTTGTACGGAGAGCAATTAAACCATTCTTACAATTATTACAAACTAAAATAACTGAAGATATTATAGCAGAATTTTACGATGGTGAAATTGAGTGCGAAATCAAATGGGATTGGATTGACCAAGAATTAGAAAAAGAAGAACAAGTACAACAACGAGAAGATGTAAAAACAGGTATTTTAACAATTAATGAAGTAAGATTAGGTAGAGGATTAGACCCAGTAACTTGGGGCGATGAAAATCCAAACCAACCACAGCAACAAGGTTTTGATGGATTTGATTTTGGAGATGATTCTTTTGATGAATTTCTAAGTGATGAAGAAGAATTAGAGAAAACTATTAAAAAAAAAGATAGAATTATAGAAATAGGTCCAAGAGGTGGGCGTATTGTTGATTATGATTCAAATAGAAATCCAATTTATGAACGTGGTCAAACTATTTCAAACTTAAAAGAATTAACAAGTAAAGAGCAAGCAGCAGTCAATTGGTATAAAAAAGGAGATGACCATGGCGACCTTCGAGGTGATGAAGGTTACTGGTATATAAATAAACTTTTGAGAACAGGTAAGCAATTAACCTATAATGAAATAAAAGATATAACTTGGGATGATAAAATGACTGAAACTAAAGTTAAAAGATTACAAAAAAAGACGGTTCAAAGTATTCCTTTAATTGATTCAGCAATAAAAAAGAACTCATTAAATCAAGATATTGAATTATATAGAGGAGTAGGTGAATCTCCAGTACCAATAGATAAAATTAAACCAGGTATGGTATTTAAAGATAAAGGATTTATAAGTACTTCAAAAGTATATGGACAAGCAAAAGCATGGATGATGAATAATAAAGCAAAAGATAAACCAGGTTTTGTAATGAAGATTCAAGCAAAGGAAGGGCAAAAAGGTTATGAATTTTATAGACAAAAAAGAGAAGCAGAAGTTTTATTACCACGAGATACAGAATTTAAAGTAATATCTGTAAAATCACTTAGTGATTACTATAATGTTGTAACTGTAGAAATAGTAAATGATGTTAAGAAAAATTATGAAGTTATTGAAATAAATTCTAATAATTATTTATTAAAACAACCAGAATCATTAGAATTACCATTTAAAGAACCAGTCGGAACTAAATGGCAAGATTGGGATGATTACGGAGATTTTTTAGCAGGATATTTTAATCAATTAGAGAAAAAGGTTATGGAAATTTTTGATGAAGAAATGACTAATACCTTTAAAGGGAAAGAAATTTGGCTCAGAAAAGATTGGGGCGGATTTTTAGCTAAAATAACAAGTTTATTCGCAGTAAAGGGACTAAAAGAACATATTGAAAAATATATAAAAAAGACTTGGACTTCAGCATTAAATGAAGTTGAAGATTCATTAAATATACAAATCGGAATTGGAGATTCAGACAGAGCATTAATTAATCAATTCGCAGAACAACAAACTGAAGGTTATGTATTACCAGACGGTAATAAATGGTTAGGAATACAAGGAGTAAATGATAAAATCCAAATCCAACTCGGAGATATAGTTCAAAAAGGAGTTGAAGGTGGATTGAGTGTAGATGAAGTAAGAAAGAATATTCAGCTTAAATTAGATACTACAAGAAATCACGCAATGATGATAGCCAGAACAGAAACAAATAGAATAAGAAATCGTGCTCATTTAGGAGCATATATGAAATCAAATATTCCAGGCAAAATTAAATGGGACGCACATTTAGATAATAGAACAAGTGAAGTATGTGAAGAATTAGATGGAAAGAAAGTAAATCCAGGAGATTTATTTATAACAAAAGACGGTCAAGAGTTCGCATATCCTCCAGCTCATGTTAATTGTAGAAGTAGAATAGTTTTTGTTCCAGAAGCATTAGAGGAGTTTGAAGATGAAACTGAATAAAAATGAATATTTAGGACCAGTAATATTGGAAAGAATTAATCATGTTAGAGAAGATATAATAGAAATTAAAAACCATTTAGAAAAATTAAATAATCAAACTTTTAAAAATTCTGAGTTCAGAATAAGACAAAATACAATAAATAAATTGATAGTAGGCTTTGTTTCAGTTTTTGGAGTAACAATGATTGGAATGGTCATAAAGCTAATATAACCAACTTTTCTCTCAACTTTTCAAAACCAATAGACCCAAAGCCTGTTTAAATCACAACCTTTATATATCAGTATATATATAATTATATATGAAAGGTGAAGGTAAATTAAAAGTTGAAACAGCCCAAAGCGGCATGACAGCATTAGAAATTAAAACCGAAGCATTGGAAAAAGCAAAAAAGAAATACAACGAATATCTTTTTTATCGTGAATCTCACGACGAAGTATTAGAGTTCTTTCTTTACAATGAATACGACATCAAAGATAAAGAATTAGCAGAAGCAGTTGAAAACGAAATGATTGAAAATGATAGAGCAATAACAAGCTCTATTATTTCAAATATAAAGGAGGCACAAGAATGAAAACTGAAATAAGAGGACATTGTATAAATTGTGGAGAGAAATGGATGCCTAAAAAAGTAAGTAGCTTATGTTGTAAGTTTTGCGAAGCGAATACGTTTAGTATGGTGCTAAACGGTATCAAACCTAAATATGATAGAACGACAGGTGAGAAACTATGAAACTAAATGAAGCAGAAATGTTAGCCAAGCAATTATTATATAAACACGGTTTAAGTTATTACAAATTAAAGTTTGATAATGCCATTAGTAGATTTGGAAGGTGTAATGTTCGGAAGGAAGTAATTAATTTAAGCAAACCTTTAACTCTAATAAATTCAAAAGAAATAGTTGAAGATACAATACTTCACGAAATAGCTCACGCTTTGGATTATAAAATACATGGAAATATTGGACATGGAATTACTTGGAAATCGATTTGTATTGAAATTGGTTGTACTCCTAAACCATTTTGTGGTGCTGAAACTGTAAGTGTTAAAGGGAAATATCTAAAGACTTGTCCTAATTGCGGACCAAGAGGAACAGCACATCGAAGAAGAAAATCAGCTTGTGGAAGTTGTTGTGATAAATATAACGATGGCAAATACTCAGAGGAATATTTAATTAAATATAGCTTAAATAAAAAAGATTATATAACAGAAGATAATAATAATAACGTGAAAGATAATAAATACAGTTGGGTTGAACATTATTTAATTAGTAAAGGTGGAAAAGGTAGTGGTATTCGAGGACATCGTACAGCAGCTAAACCTGGAAAAGGAAAAACAGGTTTTGAAACTGTTGATATTATGAAATTAGGTAAAGACTTATTTGAAGTTGTACATGAACTAATTAACGAAGAAAAATTATTAGAAACAATGAGAGCTGAAAACAAAAAAGGTGATAAACATGATTCTTATGAATTTTTTGATACATATGGCTTTTTTTTAAATCCAGAAACAACAAAGAAACAAGAACAAAAGGTAAAATATCTCACGAACAAAGGAAAAGCTATGAACGCTGAAATAAAAAGGAGAGAAAAATATGTTCATATGTCTAATGAAGATGTATATAAATTATCTGAATCTCAATTAAAAGAAGCGAAAACAACAGTTAAAGCTTATTACGAAGCAGCCAAAGATAATGGAGCAGTATTTACGGTTGATGAAAAAGAACATAAACCACAAAAATTAAGTGATAAATTAGCACATATTAATGAAGCTTTGGCAGATAAAGATAACCTTAGAAGAATCGATAACGCCAAAAGAAAACCTAAAAAGTAAATAATTTCTATTTAAATATACAGAGTTGCTTATATAGAAGGACTAATAATAATATATATGCCTGAATCAGTAGACGCTTGTGTAAAGTCAATTTTAGCAGACCCAGATTTTAAACCATATAAAGGACAAAGTAAAAAGGATTCTGCGTGGGCAATATGTACAGCAAAAAAGATGCCTTTTTTATACGAAAAAGAGACTGGCAAACCAGCAAAAAAATATAAAATGGAAGAAACTATTAAGAAAAGAAATATTTGGATACCTCTTTCTAAGAATTTTAGAACAAATGAATATCAAGCAATTCTAAGTGATAATAGTATAGATAGAGATAATGAACGTATGAGTAAGGATTTATTAATAAAATGGTCAAATAATCCGAACAAGTTTATTCCAATGTTAATGGACCATAAAAATGAAATTATGAATATGGTAGGACAATGGACAAATCCTACAGTTATATCAAATGGAGATAGCCATGCGTTAGCAATGACACCTAAATGGTTTACATCCAACCCTAATGCTCAAATTGTTAAAGGAATGTTAGATGATGGAGCCAATATTGGTTTAAGCATCGGTGCTATTCCAAAGAACTCTCGTGAATATAAATCAGGAGATACTTCTTGTAAGGAATGGACTGAAGCTGAATTAATTGAAGCATCATTAGTGCCTATCGGAAGTAATCGAAATTCGTTTATTACAATAGCAAAATCTTTCGGATTTAACAATGAGGAAAAAACAATGAAAAACGAAGTATTAAGAAAAGACTTAGAAGCAGAACCAGAAGCAGAAGTTGAACCTGAAGCTGAACCTGAAGCAGTTGAAGAAACTGAAGAAGAAGAAGTTGTTGAAGAAGAAGCTGAAGCAGAAGAATCTGTGGAAAAAAGTTTAGTAGCTGAATTAGCATTACTACGGAAAGAAATTAACGCATTGAAAGCAGTAAAAACTTCAAGAAAAGCAGTTTTGAAAGCTCTTAATGAAAATCAAGAAGTAGTAACTAAAGCAGTACCACAAGAGCAACTGACAGTTTGGGAACAAATTGCTACTCTTAAAGGAATTAAATACGGAGAGAAATATTGGTAAAAATGGCAAATTTTGGAAACACAGGAAATATTAACGCAAATAGTGCTTACGAATTGTCATTCGGAAACATGCCAGAAGGAACAGTTTATGCTGGTGGAGTGGATACAGCTTCTTACAAAATGAATGATAGACGAGAAGTTTTAAGTAAACGCCAATCTCAGCTTATTCAAAAAGAACGAACATCAAGTTCTTCAGAATACGCAAGTAGTACACTTTACTCAACTACTTCAGGAAATTTACCAGTTCTAATTCCAGTTTATGTCGATTCAGCGATTATAAACTTAGTTAGAAAGGAAACTCCAGTATATGACTTACTTCCTAAAAGAGCAGTCAGAGGAAAGACTTATGATTACAATCAATTATCAACTCTTAACTCCGCAAGTTTCTTGAATGAAGGTTCAGCACTAAACGAAAGTGATGACACATATACAAGACAATCTGTAAAGATTAAATTGGCTTACGCAGTAGGACAAGTTACAGGTTTTGCTCAAGCAGCAACAGCAGGTTACATTGATATGTTAAGACAAGAAGTACAAACGCATACACGAAGTTTGGTTCAAGCAATTGAAAATATAATTTTCAATGGTGATGAATCAACTAACACAGAAGAATTTGACGGTTTAGTTCAATTAGTTACAACTAATACTACAAATCTTTCAGCAGCATCATTAACATTGTCAGATATTAGAAATAGTATCAGACAAGCAAGAGCTGGAGGCTTTAGTGGTGGATTAGCAGTCGGTGGTGGAAACCCTAACATGATTGTTTGTGATATGGCAACATATGACGTAATCAAAGGATTAATGACCTCGTATCTTAGATACACACCTCCAACAACAACCGTTGGATTCGGTATTCAAACTTATGAGTTTGAGGGTATTCCAGTAATGTATACAAAATTCTTAGACACCTCAACTGGTTCAAGAAGATTATTCGTTCTGGATACAAGTGTATTATTCATGGCAGTTCTACAAGACTTGACTTATCAAGACTTGGCTCGAACCAGTGATAGCAATAAATTCATGCTTAAATGGTATGGAAGTTTGGTATTACAGGCAGAACAATTTTGTGCCATGATATATGGAATAGCGTAATGGCAGCAATTACAGGAAGTACTGGATATAGAACAGTTCCAGGCAACGATAGACTATTACTAAGTATTCTAACTCCAGCAACAGCTGATTCAGCAGATACAATCGATGTGTCAGATACTGACGCAACAGGATTGTCTATTGCGATAAATACTGTTGACGCAGTTTGGGCTTGGGATGTAACTACAGGAGATGCGGTAACAGCAACTATCAGTAGTACAACGATTACTTTAGACGCAGCAGGAGCAACTACAAATCATCAATATGCTTTGTTAGTTCTTGGTCAAGCGTAAAGGATAGCGGAAATATTGGGGAGCTTCGGCTCTCCTTTCTTTTTTTATCTTCGGATAAATTAAGATAAAGAAAAATATAGGAGACAAAAATAAAAAAATGGCAAGTGTAGACAATATAGTTCACGCAAATAGCGAAACCCCAGGAAGCGAAGTAGTACGATGTCAATTGACAGGCTCATCAAGCACATATGTTTCAGAAGTATTTAATACGATTCAAAATGTATCTGTTTCAACTGAAGGTACTAATGGAGCTACTTATACTTGGAGTGGTGTTACTGTGACTATTACAGGAACAAATAACGACTACGTGAATATTATTATTCATGGATACTAAGGAGAGAATAAAAATGAAAAAACTAAAAAATAAATTAGGAAGATACAAGGCATTACAAATTAGTCCAGGTAAATGGGTGGACTTTGCTGCTGGAGAAACTAAATCAGTTCCAGTAGATACTAAGTTTAATTCAGAAGCATTTGAATTAATACTCAAAAAAGCTCCGACTAAAAAGTTAAAGCTTAAAAAAAAGCCTAAAAAAAAGGAAACTAAAGAATAATGGGATTTATTGAAGAAATCCGATTATCTTTAGAAACTAATGGTTCTGGTGCGGGAAGTGTTACTTCCAACACGTTACAGAATGTAGCTATAAAAGCAGTAAGTGTTGTATATGATTCAGCACCAGGAGGTTGTTCATTAGCAGTAACTAAAACAAGTCCTTCTGAAACACCCATAACAATTTCAGGAAATACTGACTTTGCTTATTACCCTCAAGCAACAACCGTAGATAATACAGGAAGTCCTTTAGCAACAAGTACAGATTATGTTATTGCTAATGGAACAATTACAGTTACAGCAACTACTGGTGGAGCATCAAAAACACACATAATTAAAGTTTATTTAGAACGATTAAATTAAATGGCATTAGCTGGAAATAGAGATGATAGGGAATTTGAGAAGTTTGTATTAGATGGTTCAGGTGATACAGCAATACGAACAGTAGCAACTGCTGTAGTCGGAGGAACTGATGTTAATGTTCATGATGGTTCAGCAAATGCCATTACTTCAACTGCTTCAGCTTTAGATGTCAATGTAGCAAGTGGTACTATCATCGCAAACATTGAAGGTGATTATGTAGATGATTCTGCTTTTACTGTAGCTTCAGATAAAGGACTAATAGTTGGTGGAGTATTTACTACTGACCAAATTGATTCAGGTGACTTTGGAGCATTTAAAATAAATGCTGATAGAGAGTTAGGAGTGTTTGTAGGAGAATCTTTACCCACAGGTACTAATTCAATTGGTGATATTGCCAACATAACTAATGTAGTAAGTGTAGATGATGGAGGCGGAAGCTTAACAGTAGACGGAACTGTAGCTGCCACACAATCAGGTACATGGGACATCAACGATATTTCAGGAACAATTAGTTTACCAACTGGTGCCGCCACAGAATCCACTTTAAGTTCAATTGATACAGATACTTCCACGATAGCCACAAAAGTAACTGATATTGAAACTAACACAGATAGTTTAGCAGGATTAACTTCTACAGTAGTTGGAGCAGATACAGCATTAGATGTAAATGTAGTACAAGGTATTAATGTAGAAGTAGATTTAGACGCAGCCGATGATTCCGTTTTAGTATACGGTTTCGATGGAGCTTCCAATCAAAAGATTAAGACTGATGCTTCAGGTAATATACAGGTAGATGTTCTTACTCAACCAGCATTAGCAAGTGGAACCGATAGCATAGATGCTGTTCAATCTGGAACTTGGAATATTGGAACTTTAACTTCCATTACAAGCGATGTGAATATAGCTGACGGAGGAAATTCGATTACAGTAGACGACGGAGGTTCTTCACTTACAGTAGATGGTACAGTCGCAGCAACTCAAAGCGGTACTTGGACTATATCGAGAGTAGGACAGATTGCTTTGAATACAGATACAGGAACAGGAAATATTAGTGTTCAAATTAATTTAGGTACGACACTTAAAATCTTAGGAGTTAAAATTCATTTCGCAGGAGTACCAACAGCAAATGATTTTGTAGTAACTTCAAATAATTTAGCAGGAGGTTCAGCATATGATACAGTTCTTTACAAAGCAGACCCAGGAACTCTTGGAGTAACTGATTTAAATTTTGTTCCAGCAGGAGAATTAATAATTGAAGCAGGAGAAGCTGTAACAATTACATTTACAAACGCAGGGGCAACTCTGTACGGTTTAACTACCACCTATGAATTGATAACATAATGGTAATCGATACAATAAGATATGACGGACTAAAATACATAGATGCGTATAACGCCGATATAGTAAATGATACTACAATCGGAGGTAATATTACAGTCGGAGGAACTTCAATTTTAACTGGAACTTTAACTGCTAATGGTGTTACTACAATTAATAATACCTTAGATGTAGACCCAAACTCTGGAAGTAATGTTGGAATAGCTCTAACTAATTCAGGAGCAGGTTTAGCAACTCTAAGTATTGATTCTGGATATATTAAAGGAAATACTACGGAAACTTTATTTGAACCACAAGGAGGATTACTTACAGTTTCAACAGCATCTTCTGGATATACTGAATTAAAGATTCAAAATACTACTTCAGCTAAAGCAAAATTATTACTTGATAGTTCAGCATTATATGATAATACTTCAGTATTAAATATTGAAGGAGAAGGTGGAGTAGCAATAAGTGGGAAAGGAACTTTACCGTATGTTAATTTTTACACAGGAGATACTAATAATGCCTTTACTGGTAATGCTTTATCACTTGTTTCATTAAGTGAAACTGGTGGAAATTTTGCTACAGGTGAAGTAGTTGTAAATGAACCAGGAGCAGATATTAATTTCAGAGTAGAAACCGATACAAACGCAAACGCATTTGTAATTGATGCTGGAGCAGAGAGTATATCTCTTGGAGCAGCAAATATCGGAATGTTTGGAGCACCACCAACAGCTCAATCCTCTCCAATCGCAGACCCAGTCGGTGGAGCAACTGTTGATGCTGAAGCAAGACAAGCAATCACAGCCCTCTTAACTTATTTAAGAACCAGAGGAGACGTAGCACCATAATATTAAAATGGTAGAATTGAAAGAAGTGATGAAAAAACTTAATGACTACGGAAACGCAAGAGAAAAGCAAATAGAAAAGTTACTCAAGCAAAATGAGCAATTGAAGACGGAGTTAATGAATGAAAAGAACTCTAATCGAATATTGTCCACAGAGCTTGCGGGTATAAAGTCAGGCATAGACAAATTTGTCGGAAATGTGGGGCTGGAGATATAAATGGTAATTAGTAAAGAAAGTCTAATTCAGAAGTTTACCGATTATATTGATACCAAAGAGAAGGAGAACGAGAAACTTCGACGGAGAGTTGATAACTTGAAAGAAAGTTTATCAGGCGAACAACGAAACTATGAGGACGCTATCCGAAAGAACAAAGAGATTGCTAAGAAGCTGAAGTCAATTCAGAGTTTCTTCTACGCAGTTTCAAGTGAAGCGAAAGCTAAAGGGAGGAAATTATAATGGTAAAGAAGAAAACTGTGAAGAAAATCAAAAAAGTCCTTGAATCCAAGGAAGAAGGCAGACATGTTGTTTGTGTTTTACCTGGAGGATATACTCGCGATGAGTTTGATTTCCCGCAAGGTAAAATCATAACCATTAACGAGAAAGAGTTTAATCAGGTAAAAAACCTAAGAGGGATAATAGAAGTTAGATGGTAAAAAGCAAGTTTAGAAACAGAGTAGCAGGTAAAGGGAAGAATACGCGTAAGAAGTCCAATCTTAAAACAGGTAGAAATTATACTTACGATAAGAAATACGCAGCAAGACCTGACCAAAAGAAGAACAGAGCAAAGAGAAATACTGCTCGTAAACAAGCTATTAAGGCTGGTAAAGTTAGATTAGGAGATAGAACAAGAGATGTTGACCACAAGAAACCTCTTAGTAAAGGTGGTTCAAATAAGAAATCTAATCTCCGTGTTATGTCAGCATCTAAGAATCGAGCTAAGAAAAATAAGACAACAACTAAGAGGAAAACAACTCGAAAGAGAACAACTAAAAGGAGGAAAAGGTAATGGTGGCAAGTGATACAAACGTACAGTATTTGTTAGGAGAACTTTATGACGCAATGGGAACAGATAAGGCTACAATAGTTACGGCTATGGTTGCGAGAGCTCAGAACTATGTAGATAGCTACACTGGTTCAAAGACAGGCAACTTAGTTGATAACGCAGTAGAATCTTATGCGACATTGTATTGTTTACAACGAATGGTTGCTGGTTCTAATTCGGCAAATTCAATTAGCATCGGTTCAATTAACATTGGAGCAAAGCAAATACAGACACAAATAAGCGAACTAAGAACACAAGGCAAAGAACAATTAGCAATGGTTGGTCGTTCAACTGGTTCAACTTTCAAATTAACAACTGAATAAACATGGGAACATTAGGGACGAATATCCAGACAACTGTGAATAATCTTATTGATAATGATAATTTTAAATCTTCAGCGACGATAAAAAGTAGAACAGTTACTGGAGGAAGTTATGGGGGGTACGAGGCAGGTAGTGCGAGTTCTTCTTCAACTGCTGTTAATTGTATTCCTTTCAGTTATATTCAGGACGATGTTGACCCTCAACGATTTGGAGATATGTCTGAAGGAGAGGTTAGAATAATTTTCAAAGGCGAAACGACGATTGATATTGATGACCATGTCACTTATCTTAGCAAGGATTGGTTTGTTCGGAGTATTGAACCGTTGGTGTTTAATGATGTGGAAGTCGGGATTGTAGTATTACTTTCACCTGTTTCTCCTACCAGCATTTAGGCAACATTTAAATATAAGTATTCACTACTTAGTGGTGACAGCAGTTCGTAGAACCGCAAGGAGTCATACCTGTAATGGTCGTAACAGAGAGCACAGCACGCGTAGACGTATTTCAAGAAATTTTTAATATAATCAATAGCAATAAACTTTCAGGTTGGACTGTATTAGCTACTTTCCCAGAACAGACTCCTGTTTTTCCATCAATAAT